CCCAGAACGCAACGCGCAACTGCCGAAATGTACGGCGAATGCGGGTCGGTCGTGAGTATCGCACATGCCTTTAGGTAGAGGCGTTCGCGACGAGTGATCTCGCTCATGAGTGGCTCGTGAGTGCTGGTGAATCTGTTGTAAACACGAGCGGGATCTTGGCAGTTGTTTCGCACCGATTTGGCGAGGTGCACTGGCGCATACATGCGGCCCAAGAATGTGAAGGGCTCGTCAATGCGCGTGATGCACTTTTGCTTGTGACCGCAAAGCACACAGGCAAGCCCGAAATGCTTCACGCTCAGCTGCGCGGCGAGGCCGTCGTCCCCTGCCACTGCGACACAGTTGATGAGCCACAGGATGGCTTCCTCGTGAGAGTAGCCCTCAAGGCGTTTGGAGAGGTACAGCATGAACATCGTGTCCCAAGTGTTGTTGTCGGTGGTATCGGCATAACCGGAACCCTGGGTGAAGCCGACAACGAACTTGACACCCATTCGGGTGCGACACTTCGCGCCGATGCAGGATCGGTGGAGACCCATGACTTCGCGGCGCTCCTCTTTGATGGGAAAAGATTTTCTGAGGAGCATGGAGAACAGGACTCGGCCGACGATGGACTTTCGCCCGTCCATTCGCGACAAATCTGTCTCGTACAGCGTGTGATTATGCGAAGCCTGTGCTAGTTGCATCATCCTTGCCTCAATGGTGTCGACATGTCTGCCGACACAGACGGTTGGCACGGTCAGAGTGAGACCCTCTTTAAACGGGTACATATACGCCATGTACCTCGCCTTCATGTAGCCCTCGCATGGGCTAATGACTCGAGGGTTCAACCGCACCTGCTTATCCTCACCACCATCCGTCTCAGCCTTCAGGAAGGTGGCCCGTCTGATATCGTCCAAGTCGTCATCTTCACTTAGGATGGACGCATGGATCGAATTTGTTTTGCGCAAGGTGTCCTGCTTCTCTAGGACCTGCTCGAAGGACCACTTTGTTAAAGTTTCTGTTGCGAAATGGTCCACAAAGTCGACCAAAGCCGACTTGACCCTTTGATCAAGCTCGCTCACAGGCGGGTTCATGACTTCGATGATCCTGGAGTGGACCGCCATTTTGTCGTTAGCCGCGCTGTCCAACCTGGGCGTGGTCGGAATCTGGAAGAGAGGCCTCATGAGAGGCGTGCAGTGCTTCATCTTTTCTGGCGTAATTCCACCCTGGTCCCCCATCTCATAGATATGGATGTAGGGTACCTTCTCGAGTTTAGCACCGGCCAAGTCCTCAGCCAGAGTGATGTAGAACGAGCGCGCGCGTGAGCTAGTGATGTTGAATTGCTCTTTCAGATCGGTGGGACTGATCTTCTTGCGCGACATGATCTCCACAAACTCATCAGCCCCAATGGTGTTGTACGTGGGACTGTCCTGCATCGCTATCTTCACGACGAGTGAGCCGCGCTCTTTCGTGCGCATGATGCTCCACTGAAGACGCGTACCATACCAGTTGACACGGATGCGTTCCAGCTTCTTCGTCTTGTCAGGGAAGTACGAGTTGCGCCAGCCTGTGAACGGCCAGCGCTCGTACCCGATTGCCCTAGCGATGACACCGCAGATGGTGTAGCGCTGCTTGTAGGCTATTGTGGCAGCACTGTACACCATAAACGAAGGTGAAAATATCGTTAAATTGCCTGTCCCATGCTGGAACAAGATGCGGTAGAAAAGCAGGTTGAAGAGCACATGAAGAAAGCCCTCCGGTTTGCGGATTATGGGTTCGAGCAGAACGACTTTGTAATCCGTGGCAATCATCTCACGGACCCTCACACGATAGATCCAATCCCCTAGATCCAGGAAATCCCCATTCTGCCACAGCCAGAGGCGGTGTTGAAACTTTTTCTGCCTCTTTGGCATTTCTGCCTGGCCATAGTTGAAGGTCATGTGAAGTTCGTCGTTCTTGAAGTGCCAGCAGCGCGTGTAGGTGGACCCGCAGGGCTCGGTCACCTCCAGAGTGCGCAGCAGAATAGGGTTGCCTATGGCCACTTTTCTCCAGTCATCGATGTAGTAGTCTACGTTGTCGAGTACAATGACATGGTCTTTGGCCACCTTATCGGCGTGCTCCTCTCCGCGTTCGACGTCCTCCCCCCAGAAATGGGAAAGGCACGATCCGGCACCGTCCTTGACAGTCTGGTACTTTCGTCCCAGTTCACGCTGTTCGACCGAAGTCTGATAGGCGTACGGATTGAGGTTGCTGTTCCTGATAATGCTTAGGATATCTTCATAGGCGAGCGAGCTCGACCTACCCAGTGTGAAGACGTGGCGATCAAATTCTGCCACCAGCTCCTTGATGTCGTCCTGGTCCACGACTCCGCGCTTGCGCAGCGGCGACAGATCCTGCGACTCCCGGACTCGGGTCACAGAGGGGTTGTCTGTCTTCCAGTAACAAGGTGCTTTCTCCTCCCCGCCGGCTTTGGCACACAGCTTGGCTTCGTCAATGAGACGATCGCGGCGGCGCTTCCATCTTGCATATCCAATGACTAGGATGCCTGCGTACGCGAGGACTTTCTTGTTGAGGTGCATCCTTGCGACCGCAGTGAGCGGGATGGCGTACGCCATTGCTGCGAGCTGATTCGAACCTTAGCTCTAGGTAGCGGGGTGGGTTTGTGAAGCGGGT